ACAAGGGTCAGCGTGGTATTGCACAGAATGCAAGCTGGTTTTTATTACCAAGCATGCTGGCGATCAACACAGTTGTGAATACAGGTTTGAAGATTCCATTATGAGAATGAGGAAAGATGATGAAAGAAAAGAATGCTTTTGATTGGCGTGGGCCGAGTGTGTTTTCACTTGATAAGAAGATGAAGCAAATGGCAAGCGGAGCTAGGGCTGGTCAGATTGCAAGTCAGCGAGCGATGGAAAAGCTCAGCGAGAAAAAACAAATCATCATTTACAGCAAGGGGAAAGAAAGTGTTAAAGCCGAAACGTGAACTGACCAAGAATGGAAGAAGCGTAAGCACTAAGCTAACACAGAGTGAATACGATGAGTGGGTCAAGCTTGGCAAAGGCAAGTGGCTGCGATCATTTTTAAAAGACAGTCGATTTGAAAGGAAAAGTAGGCAACTGAAATTGGAAAGCATTAACAAATCCAAGGAGGAATTGATATGTTAGAAGCAATTGCAAGCATTCTTTTAACGGCAGCGCTGATGACGCTGGGCGCTATTCTGTTTATCTTTGTATGCGCCATGATTGGTTGGATGGTTTATTCAACACAGAACGGAGGCGATGATGACTGAAGAAGACGAAGCGTTCAACGAGATTGAGCGCCAAGCAAAGCAAAGGAAAGAAGCTGTGAAAGCGGCAATAGACGCACAGAACATATCCTCCTGCACCAAATGGGTAGGACTGACGGATGAGGAAACGGAAAGACTTATCCACAATTTTGGGGCAGACCCTTGGACATTGCTCGATGAAGTTGAAGCAAGACTGAAAGCGAGGAACACATGAACAACCCACCAGCATTTCCATATTCTGTTGACAACGGAGAAACAGTCAAATATGTAACAGGCATGACCTTGCGAGACTACTTTGCGGCAAAGGCTATGTTAAGGACAAGCGTGGGTTCATCCTACGAACAGCTTGCAAAGACGGCTTACGAAATTGCAGACGCAATGCTAAAAGCGAGGGAAGCATGAGCTTTAGAGAAACAACAGTCAAGTACCTCAAAGATGTATTGAGAGCCAAGACCATCCATGAAATCATTGCCAAGGAACTGCATGAGGCACACCTGCGTAAGCTGGAAGCTGAGACTGCGGCTGAGTATGCAAAGGCGGCTATTCAGTACAACGAGGCAAGAATCATCCGCTTACAGAAACGACTGACAGAACACACAACGGAGGGGGATTACGCATGACACAAGATGAAATTCTTAATATGGCACAAGAATGCGGATTGATTGGTGTGCGCCCACACCTTGACGGCATTTATTCTGAGGCGCTTGTAGCCTTTGCCAAACTGGTAGACGCTAAAGCAACAGAGCGCGAACGTGAGGCGTGTGCAAAGCTGTGTGACGAACTGCCTGCGCCGGACATTTATAGCGACACGGACAAGTCAATGTGGGATGTGACTTGCATGGATTGCGCCACTGCCATCAGAGCAAGGGGACAAGCATGATTGAAGATGACGATGACATCCAAGACTACAAGAAGCCTTGGGTTGGGCTGACGGATGAGGACAGGTATGACGTAAGGGTTTCTTTTATGGGGAAGTTTTTGGAAACGAGCGAATTTGCAGAACAAGTTCAACTTGCTACCGAAGCCAAACTCAAGGAGAAGAACACATGACAAGACGATTGGACACAAATTTAGACAGGCTTGCCGCCGAAGCTGGCGTTGAGTTGACCCCTGCGATACGCCGCCTCGCGTGGCTTGTGAACCAAGACGCACTGCAAGGGTTTTGGGAAGCGGCCCAGCACTATGCAAAGTTTGAGCAAGAAAAAGTGGCTATGTTTTTGAAGAAGAAGAAGAACAATGATTGACCGACAAAGGATCAAGCAATTTCCTTTTTTATATGAAGATACATTAAAACATCTAATTTGGATGGCAAAGATGCCGGCTGCCAAGCATCACGCTTGGTACAGAGCAAAGGAGCTAGATCAAGATGCGTCTGGTTTATGGGTTGGAATTAAAGATGACTTAGTAAAACACATGAAGGATCAAAAAAATGACTGAAGCAGTAATGAGCGAATACATCGAGGGGTTTAACGCCGGCTACGCTTACGTGTTGGCGGAGCTTGAGCGTTACCCTCATTTGACTACGGCTGAGATTTTGGTAATGCTAAAGGGAGACAAAACTCAGGCCGCGATCAAGGAAAACAATGCATAGCAAGAATTTAACAAACCAGGACAAAGATCATCTCTTGAAGGTTAAGTCTATGCCTTGTGGGGTATGCGGAGCAGCCGGTCCAAGCGATGCACACCACATCGAGCAAGGACTGCACTACTTATGTATTCCTTTGTGTAAAGACTGCCATCAAGGTTCCCACAATGGAATTCATGGGCGCAGGGCTATGTGGCACGTGCTGAAAAAGACAGAGCTTTCCGTCCTTAACGACACAATTGCAGAGCTGGGCAAAATCTCACTGTAACAGCTGTTACACTGACAAAAATAGGACTAGTCCCATTTCTTATGATATTTCACGCAGAAACCTTGGCCCCCGCCCTCAGAGCTGGCCGTAATGCATTGGGTTGGTCGCAGAAAGAGCTGTCAGAAAAGTCTGGCGTATCTGTGCCCACGATTGCCAGAACGGAAGCATCCAACAACCCCACGATGACAACAGTGCATGCGCTTCTTGTTACGCTTGATATGAACGGGATTGTTTTTACATGGAAAGAAGATGGATTTGAGATGGCCGTAAATTTTTTACAAAAGCAGTTGACAACCACAGATTAATTGTGTTTATAATCTCCACGTTGCTGTAGGAAGTGACGACGATACAGGCCGTTTACACATGCGTTTGCCTTTCCTAATGAGTCCAAGAGTCATTAGATAAGGTTCCTACCAAACGCAGTTGTAAGCGGCTTTTTTGTTTGTTGTTACAGCAATCGTACCCCGCACGTTAGCAGCGCACCTGAATCGGTGGCTCGGGAGAAAAGACACGGCAAGCTCGACACCCCGGCTTGTGCCGTACCAGCCTGTCAACGAGGGACTGGTGTAGTCAGTGGGACAAGGGTGGAGTACCAAGCCCGCTGATGAATGAATCGTTGCCTCCGGGGGACTGGGGCGGGCCATTTGCCTAGCCTGGGTCGTGGGTGGGTATCCACCCCTTGGGGACCTTCAAAGCGCCGATATAACAGGTGTATTCTTTTGTGAGTCATGTGTTATATTGGTTATTTTCAACAACGGAGTAAGAGAGATGATAAAAACTTTAAACTTGGCGGTGATCCGCCTCGATGGAGACACGCAAGCCCGCGTGGCTTTGTCGCAGGCAAAAGTCAAAGAATATGCACAAAAGATGCAAGATGGCGAAGACTTTCGCCCAATTGATGTTTTCTTTGACGGCAGTGATTACTGGTTGGCTGATGGCTTTCACAGATATTTTGCTAACAAAACCAACAAAAAAACTTCAATTGCAGCCACTGTTCACACCGGAACTTTAGAAGATGCCCAGTTATTTGCAATGAAGGCCAACAAGGATCACGGCATGCCTCCAAATGCCAACGATTTGCGGTTTTGCATTACCCGCATGCTTAAACATCCGGTTTGGGGTGGTTGGACTAATGCAGCGATTGCTAAGCATGTGGGTGCGTCCAGAATGACTGTGGGGCGGGTCAAGGCAGCCATGTCTGAACCGGACGATTCAACAGAAAAAAAGTATATTAATAAGCATGGGCAAGAGAGCACCATTAATACGGCAAAGCTTGGCCGCAAAGCCAAACCGGCAGAAGAAACCGAGCCCGAGGTAGACAGTAAGGCCGCTGAGTTAGCCGACACAATCAATGATTTGGCCGACGAGAATCGCAAGCTCAAGGATGCCATCGCCATTGGTGCGTGGGATGCCACTGACATAGAAAAAGAGGATGCTCAAGAGACAATCGCATCCCTGCGGGAAGAGATCAGGGTATTGGAAATTGAAGTCAAGACCCTGCGCGAAAGCCGGGATATGTTTCAGAGCCGCAACGCCGAGCTGATGCGTACAGTCAAAAGCCTGCAAGCTAAGTTGAAAAAACTGGGTCAGTAAACCCAACCCCACGCCGGAGGGATTCCGGTAGTTCAGGAGATCTTGATGCAGTTGAATCTGAGGGAGCATCAATCCGCTGTGATTGATGAATTGCGAGAGGGTTTTAAGCGGGGATACAGATCGCAATTGCTGTATGCCCCGACTGGATTTGGTAAGACTGAGGTGGCTATTGCTTTGATGCAGGCCACGGCAGACAAGTGCAAGAGGGCGGCAATCTTGCTCGACCGGCTGGTTTTGGTGGATCAAACCTCCCTGCGGTTGTCCAAGTACGGGCTTGATCATGGCGTGTACCAAGCTGACCATTGGAAGTTTGACCGCAACAAAAGGCTTCAAGTCTGTTCGGCGCAGACACTAGAGGCCCGCGATGACTTCCCCAAGGTGGACTTGTTGATTGTTGACGAGTGCCATATCAGTCGCAAGCAAACAACCGAGTACATCAAAGCCAACCCCGACACCAAAGTGATTGGATTGACCGCCACACCCTTTACCAAGGGGCTTGGCAGCATTTATGAGAATGTGGTCTGCGGGGCCACCAACGGCTGGCTGGTCGATAACAGATGGCTGACCCCTCTTAAGGTTTACATCGCTAAAGAAATTGACATGACGGGCGTGAAAAAGGTGGCCGGCGAGTGGAGTCAGGAGATGGCCACAAAGCGAGGCATGCAGATCACAGGCGATATTGTTGCTGAGTGGATCACGAAAACCCATGAGGTTTTTGGCGGCCCTCGAAAGACGATTGTCTTTTGTGCTGGGGTGGCGCATGGCGCCGATCTGGTGCAGCAGTTTGCAGAGCGTGGCTATAACTTTGTTTCAATCAGCTACAAAGACAATGACGATTTCAAGCGTGAGGCTATTGAAGACTTTGCCAAACCCGACACAACGATACATGGCCTGATCGCAACCGATGTCCTCACTAGGGGGTTTGATGTCTCAGATGTGATGATTGGAGTAAGCGCTCGGCCATTCTCTAAGTCGCTATCGAGCCATGTGCAGCAGATGGGTAGGGTTATGCGTTCCCATGACGGCAAAGAGTTTGCGTTATGGCTGGATCATTCCGGCAACTATCTGCGATTTCGGGAGGACTGGGATAACCTATACGTTGACGGCGTAGATGAACTTGATAAAACAGTGGAGAAAGCCAAGAAAGAGCCAACCACTGAGGAAAAGAAAGAATCCAAGTGTCCAAGTTGCGGTTACCTCTGGCCCAAGGGTATGGATACTTGCCCGTCCTGCGGTCATGTCAGGGAGCGGCGCAATCAGGTCGAAAGCGTGAGCGGGATATTGGAGGAGCTGATTGGGGGCAAGAAGCCGCCTACGGATGATCGCCAACGCTTTTACAGCGAGTTGTTGTACTTTGCCGGACAAAAAAATTACCAGTCGGGCTGGGCAAAACATAAATACAAAGAGAAGTTTGGGGTGTGGCCGAGAAATTTAGATGAAACGCCTGTGCCCGTAACAGAGAAGACGGCTCGCTGGATTCGATCCAAAAACATAGCCTGGTCAAGATCTCAAAATCGTGTGCAAAGGCCCTTGGTATGAGATTTGAAGACTTTGCAAGAGAGCGCGGGCTGCTCATTAACAGCGTGATCTTGGACCGGTGGGTTGCGGTGCCGACTGAAGATCATCCGAACAAACGCAATGGCCGTTATAAATTGCTGGGGGATATTGGCTGGGTGCAAAACTGGGCGACCATGACGGCGCCGGATATGTGGAAAAGCGAAGGCGGGGCGTCTCCCACCAGTATTCGTATTGCCCAACAGAATGACCAACGGCAGCGGCAGGAAGCGGCGCAAAAGGCTATCAGCAAGGCGGGTTGGATCTTGCACCAATGCAAGGTTGATTTTCATCCTTACCTAAGATCCAAAGGGTTTTCAAAAGAGGCCGGTAATGTGTGGGCGACCAATGGGGACAATTTGCTAGTGATACCCATGCGAATCAATAACAAATTGATCGGCGTCCAGCTCATCGATGAACAAGGGGGAAAGAAGTTCCTCCAAGGTCAGCAAACGAAGGGGGCAGCTTTTGTGATTGATGCAGGGGGAGTGCCCATTTTCTGCGAGGGTTTCGCAACTGGGCTCAGCATCCGTGCAGCCATGAAGGCCATGAAGGTGCGGTACAAAATCTATGTGTGTTTCAGCGCAAGCAACATGCAAGAGGTAGCGTTGGGCGTTGAGGGGGGTTTTGTCGTGGCTGACAAAGACCCACACGCCGTCGGTGAAGTTGCTGCCCGGAACGCAAAGAAACCTTATTGGATTTCCGACACAACGGGAGAGGATTTCAACGACTATCATATGCGTGTGGGCCTTTTCAAAGCTACATCATCGCTTAAAGCCGCTCTGTTCGCTCGTGATACCTAGAGAGAGCCCGTAGGAATTTAGCCTCAATCTGTCGAATGCGCTCGACACCAAGGCCGGTTGTATTTGCCAACTGCCTGAGTGTTGAGCCATTCAAACGATTTTGCAAGATCAAATAGTTCCGCTCTAAATTTTCGGCTGTTACCCGATTCCCAAACAGACTGGTAAAAATTTCCCTGCTGGGAAAATCCACCAGTCTAATCGGGTTGTCGGGGTTGGTGGTGGTAATCGGCACCCGTCCGTTGTGAGCTCTGAGGTTCATACTTTCTCCCATGATTCAATGACCGACAAGGCCTCGGCCTTGCATTTTTCAATAGTTGCAGCGCTTAAACCAACTGATATTTCTTTAGCCAATTTAATCGCTTTTTTTGATTTTTCATCATCAGGGGCGACGATTGCCAAAACCAGCGCTTGTGTGAGTGCTTCAGCTTCTGTCATGCCAAAGCCTCGAACAGCCGTGAGAAAACACCACTTCACCCTCGAACTCGTCGAGAATTAAGTAGCTGTCGTAACCCACTCTTTCCAATGTTTCTTCAACATCGGCGGGGTCCATGATGGCCCTTTTTTCAAGTTTATTGATGATGACCATGGGGTTTTCGTCCTCCCCGATTCTGAATGTGCCATGTGTCATGTGGCCAAACCAAACCATTGTGGGCTTGCTCATAATTCGCCTTCCTCTGCAAAAAATAAATCTTCGGATATGCCCATAGCATCATCGATATCAGTTGGGATATTGGCCTGCACCCACACTGCACCGCCTTCAATGTCATAAAGCCTATCGCCCTCGTTGTTCACTCGTCCACAGAACCCCATGCCGGGCTCATAGTAATAAGCCCACACATTGAACCCCAAACCAATGAGATGCAAATAGCCCCCGACCGGTGGTGCCCAAGCGGATTCAAAGCTTACCCTCAGGGCTCCATCGGCATCTAAACTGGCGGGAGGGTTGTCGATGCGGCCTACATCCCACTTCGTGCCCCAATTAGCCACCGACCAATCAAACCAATTTTTAAAGCCATGGAGTGCCAAGTTGGCTTGCTCTGCGGCGACCAATGCTATCTGCTCGGGGCTACCATCGGGACCATCACGGCCTGCGGTAATCTTCAAGGACTCGGGTATAGGTAGGAATTCACCCAGCAAGGCATTAGCGTTGAAACCATCAAGGGCTCGCTGCATCATGACGGGGTCGGCGTGTGTCAATGTAAGGTCGTTGTTGCACCAATTAGGCATTTTAAACTCCAAAAAAAAGAAAAAGAAAAGCTAAGACAAGCCAAAAAAGCGTGGCAAGCCACGCTAAAAGTTTTTGATTCATGGGATCAAATCGTGCAGCAGCCACAGCAAGGGGCATCCTCACAGCGTCCGGCCTTGTTTCTGTAGTACTGCCGACCACTGCCAAAATCAATAACATGACTCACATAGTCCGAGCGCATGGGCGTTGTAAAGCTCAGCCGGTCGTCGTCCTCGTCGGTGTGCCAAGCCTTGCGAGTAACAGTGTCGAAAATAATTTCGTCCCCTTTGCGAATAGGTGCGCCGGTTTTTGCATCCCTGCCGGCGTATTTGGCGATCATTCGTGTTTGCATGGTTTTCCTTTCAGCGGGTTGAAGATATCGGGATAATTCGAGCGAGCCGGTCGGCCTGCTTTGCTTTGCTGCCATGAGCCCTAAAACCAATAATTTGTTTGCGGTCGGCTCGTTGACATAAGGCGCATAAAGCACAAGTCATATATTCGGTGGTTTGAGCTGGGCAAATTAAAACCGAGCGGCCTTCGGGCGTTTTGGTGTGTTTGGGCGTATCCATTGGCACCAGTGCGACCACCGGCAAGCCATGGGCGGCGAGCGTGTCGGCATGCTGCAAATTATCAGCGCTTAAATTAACAGTGAAACCCCAAGTAGTGGCGGCCTTTGACCAATAAATGGCCTCGGCGCTGTGTTTGTGGGTGTAGGTAAAGCCCCTGCGATGCCGGTTTGCAGCCACAATTTGCCCGAGCTCGACCGGATCGACCGATTCACCGATGCCGGATAAATCACCGGCAACATTGTGCCGCCATAGCTGGCCTTTGGGCAGGCTTTTAATGGCGGCCACTAGGCCGGTAATGTCCGAGCTGGTGCGCTTCCATGCCATGCGTGTGTGGAAGTCTTCGGCATAGCATGTCGTTCGGTAGTGGGCGCAACTAGGCGGGCATGATTCCCGAGCGGTGTAAGTTTGCGGGATCGGTCCGGTTTTGCGGTTTTTCGATGCTTGAACGAATAAGTACTTCATGCTGGCACCTTGAAGCTTTCCATGCGCCGGATATGAGAATCGGTGCCGGTGTACTTTTCAACAATTTGAATTGTCCAGCCGGCGGCCTTTGCGCCCTCAAGATAAAGACCAGCGTCGCAATCCTCTTCGAGGTAAGCTTTATCCCCTTGGGCGTAGCTGTAAGCGCTGATTAGGCCGGTGATGCCGAGCGCTTCAAGGTTGGACATGGGGACTTCAAGCCAGCCATGGGCGGGGTCGCAATAAAAGTTAAGTTTTTGAGTTTTCATAATTTGCCTTTTGAGTTGAGAGAAAATTGTTTTAAGCTTCGAGCAAAAGCCCGAGAATGAGAGCGGCCAAGGCCAACACTAGGCCGGTTATCAATGCTAGGTCATACCATATGCGGCCGATGAGGCCATGGTCCAGCAGTGCGGCGGCGTAAAGCACGGCGGCCAGCGATGCGCCGGCAGAAATAACTAGGATTTTGAAAGCTTTCATTTTTTCACCTTATGGTTGTTTCGATGATGTGCCAATTCCGCATATCGTTTTTTAATGCGGCTTTTTCGGCATCTTTGCGTGTTCGGTATGCGCCGACAAAATCGCCTTCTTCAAGCAAAATAAAAATAGTCATTCTTTTGCCTCCAGTTTCCACTTAATAGCGTCGTGCCACATACAAAGTGCGTCCATGATGGAGACCTGTTCAAATGAATAATCAAAATCTTCGCTTGTTTCATAGCGGGCAACAAAGTCAGTAACGACGTGCTCGGGGTGGTGGGCGACATTTTTTCCATAAGCTTTAACAAAAGCTTTTTGTTCTGCTGGTGTCATGGTGTGTTTTCCTTTTCTGTATCTGCCAATAATTCAAGGGCTACATCTTGCGCCCAGTCTAGTAGGTGGCTATTGCTTTCGCAGTTTTTCCGGCTCACATACTGACAGGCTCGGTGCAATGCCCAGTCGGTCGGTGTTTCTTCTAAGTCTTGGAAACGTTCTCGCAGATCTTCAACGTCGAGCGTAACAATGGGATACCAGCCCAGCGCCTTTTCTAAGTCCATCATCAGGCGAATTTGTGCAGATCTGTCTAGGGTTTTAATGTCAATCATGGTGTGTTTTTCCTTGTTGGCTGTGCCTCTGTATAGCCTTGGTCGAATAATCGGCGGGCTTCGGGGCGGTCGGTTTCGGGTTCAAGCGTTAGTGCGCCGGTAAACCACTGTTTCCAGTGGCGGGCAGTGTGTTCGTCGCTTTGCAAGCGGGCTCGGGCGCATTTGTAGCCGGCCTCAATGTAGGCGTGTTCGGTGTGGATCATTTCAATACCCTGCCGCAAAATCTTCTAGACTGGTGACAAGGCCGTCGAAGTCTTCATCAGCGCCCAGCAAATCGGCCATCATTAGGACAGTTTGAAGATCAACGCCGATATCCTCGGCAAGACTTTCCAAGTAGGCTTGGCGGTTTTCATAACCATGGTCGGTGTAGTCGTTCATTGTGTTACCCCTTTAGTGTGCTGATTGAATAACTCTGCAAATGTGTAAGGTGCGCCATGCAAGTCATCCTCATGCATACCCTGAATTACTTCGTTTCGTTCTTCTTCGGTGGTGAACCATTCAACATGCGTAACCTCATCGCCGTCAATGTCGTTTGCATATTCAATGCCCCACTTGTATAAGTCATGGGCGAGGTCTTCGCATGGGAATTTATATTGCTGATCTATCATGATTTACCCTTCAATGGTTAGCCGGCAAAATTACCAGCCTCTTAAATGTAGGGGCTCAGCTATTGAATGTCAAGAGTTTATTCAATAGGTGTTTTCACTAAGCCCGAAGGGCAACAGTCCACCGGTTGCAAGTAGCTAGAAGATAGTCTATTATCCGATGCCATGGAAACCCAAAATATACCTAAACCCGTACCTAAGACCAAAGCCCGCCCAAAGCTAACCAGAGAGCAGATCAGGGAAGGCCTCAAGGCTCAACCGATTGAAGCTCTGCTACTGGGTGCCGGTAACGCAAAGAAGACTACTCTTACGCATAAGCAGAGAAAATTCGCCGAAGCGCTCGCCCAGGGAGAAACCAAAGCCGGTGCGTATCGGGCGGCCTACAACACGCATAGCAAACCAGCGATTCAGTCCCTAGAGGGGCAAAGGCTGGCAGCTCACCCTAGCATTGCTCTGCAAGTCGATGCCCTTAGACTGGCTGCAGAGGCTCGGGCATACGCTACTCCGCCCGCTTTAAGGGCTCTCGTATTAGAACGACTAACGGCGCATGCTATTGATCCGGACATTAAACCAGCTCAGCGCTTGCGTGCGTTAGAGCTTTTGGGCAAGGTAACAGAAATCGCCGCTTTTACCGAGCGGCGCGAGCTGGTGAAGGTCACCGACTCCGGCCAAGCTAGGACCAAGCTCATTCAAACCCTGCGAGATGCTATGCGAGCTGGTGCGATCGATGCGACGATACTCGAACCGATCATTGAGCCGGCAACACTGCAGGCCGAGCCCACCGAGCCCAGCGCCGGTGACGACCCCAGCCCCTTGTGATTTTGCCGGCATCGCCCACGCACACCCCCACACCCCTAGATCAGGCCGGCTTTTTTCAGTCCCCCTATGCATAGCATTCCACACACTAGATGCAGCCTAAATTACGTTGCCACCCAAAATACTTTATGAAACATATTGAGTTAAGTTTCCAGCACCAAAATGTCAGTGTAACAGGTGTTACACTGAGAATATGAATAAAATCAATGACTTACAGAGGGGGTAGGGTTTACCCTTTTTTCAAAAAAGAGGAAGAAATGACTAATAGGAAGACCCCCGGGTGGGTATTGCAAAAAAATGTGGTGGGGGGTATATTTTGGGAAATTTTGGGAGACAGCGATGACGCCTGCGCAGAAAGAGATATTGTTAGTGGTAGCTGAGTGGTGGAAGATGTATGGGTATGGTCCATCTATAGATGATGTGATGAGGATGACGGGAGAGAAGAGTAGGGGGAATGTGAATAGGAAGATGTGGAAGTTAGTGGAGTTGGGGTTATGTAAGGGGAGGAAGGGGATGCCTCGGTCTATCCGTCCGTCTGATTTGCGGGTACGGGATATTCAATGAGTGCTGTATTGGAGAGTTTGTCTGATGATGAGCTGTTTGAGCTGTTACAGGCGTTGCCGGAAGAAAAGTTATTGCGGGTGATTGAGAGTTTGCCTGTTGGGCAGAGTGAGCATTTGGGCTTGATAGCTGATGATTATCTTGTGTCTATGAGGAGAGAGCGGGCGCAGAAGGAATTTATGGCGTTCGTTAAAGTGATGTGGCCGTCGTTTATTGCGGGCCGGCATCATGCCATTATGGCTCGGGCTTTTGAACGGGTTGCCAGTGGGGAACTGAAGAGGCTGATTATCAATATGCCGCCTCGTCATACAAAGTCGGAGTTTGCTTCTTACCTTTTGCCGGCTTGGTATTTGGGTAAGTATCCGGGAAAGAAGATTATTCAGTCATCAAATACAGCTGAACTGGCGGTTGGATTTGGACGTAAGGTTAGGAACTTGGTGGATGGGGATGTGTTCTCGCAAGTTTTCCCTAATGTAAGTTTGAGACACGACAGTAAAGCTGCTGGACGGTGGTCTACCAACTCGTCGGGTGAGTATTTTGCGATTGGTGTAGATGGAACTGTGACTGGTAAGGGTGCTGATCTGTTGATTATTGATGATCCGCATTCGGAACAAGAAGCTAAGTTAGCTGAAAGCGATCCAGCGATCTTTGATAAGGTGTATGAATGGTACACATCGGGCCCTAGACAGCGTTTACAGCCTGGTGGATCTATTGTGATTGTGATGACCCGATGGTCTAAGCGGGATTTAACGGGTCAGGTGTTGAAGGCAGCCGCTCAAAGGTCTGGGGAGGAGTGGGAAGTCATTGAATTTCCTGCCATTTTGCCCTCCGGCAAGGCTATGTGGCCAGAATTTTGGGATTTAAAGGAACTTGAAGCGCTGAGATCAGAGTTACCGTCTAGTAAATGGCAAGCGCAGTACATGCAGACCCCAACTTCGGATGTTTCTGCAATTATTAAACGGGAATGGTGGCAAATTTGGGAGAGAGATACGCCTCCTGCTGTGGAATTTATCATTCAGTCTTGGGATACAGCGTTTTTGAAGACGGAGAGGGCGGATTATTCGGCCTGTACGACTTGGGGCGTGTTTTATCGAGACGATGAAAAGGGCGTAAGCCGGCCAAATATTATTTTGCTGAACGCTTTTAAGAAGCGGATGGAGTTTCCAGAATTAAAACAGCGCGCGCTTGAGGAATTCAAGGAATGGGAAGTTGATTCGCTGATTGTTGAAGCCAAAGCGGCGGGTTCCCCGTTAATTTTTGAGTTAAGGGCCATGGGGATACCGGTTCAAGAGTTTACGCCGACCAAAGGAAATGACAAAATAGCGCGGTTGAACGCTGTTTCTGATTTATTTGCATCCGGCCACGTGTGGGTACCTAATACACATTGGGCGGAAGAGTTGATTGAAGAGGTTGCCAGCTTTCCCTCGGGAGAACATGATGATTTGGTAGACTCCATGAGCCAAGCTTTGCTGCGTTATAGGCGCGGTGGGTTTATTCAGCTGGCGTCTGATGAGGAAGATGAGCCAAAGTCGTTTCGTAGGAAAGAGCCGTACTATTAATGGATAACCCACTTTACTCCATGGTTCCTGTTTGGTCTTCTATATCGGAAGACCTGTTGGCCTATGGCAAAAGCTTGTCGCCTGATTACTGGTTGACTTACTATAACTTTGAGGCCACGCAGGTGCCAGACCAGTTGTTAAATAGGGATGCGTTTTTGGTATCTCTTGCTCAAAAAAGAAAGTTTCACGCCGGTATTTTGCGTATGCAGCCTAACAGTTGTTATAACTGGCATGTAGACACAGATCGCAAGGTTGGCCTTAACATGCTGATCCACGATGGCAAGAGCCATTGTTTGTTCATGACTGAGGATAATGGATTGCGGTGCAACGTTGAGGAATTGAAGTATGAGCCGGATTCATACTATGTATTCAACACGCAGGTACCGCATATGGTGTTAAATATAGAGCAGCCTAGATATTTGTTCAGTCTTGAGTTTTTAGACGAAGACCGTGGGCTAACATTTGATGAACTTTGTGCAGATATAAAAGGAATGAATCATGGCTATTGAAAAGTCACTGTATGCAGCACCGCAAGGGATTGAAGATTTATTGAATGAACCAGAGATCGAGATCGAGATTGAAGATCCTGAATCGGTAGATATCACCGTTGGGGATTTGACTATCCACATGGAGCCCGGCGGGGAGGATGACTTCAATCAAAACTTGGCCGAGGTTTTGAGCGATGAGTTTATGCAGAGTCTGGCCGAAGAGCTGCTGAGCGACTACGACGATGACGTGAGTAGCCGTAAAGACTGGATGCAGACTTACGTTGATGGCTTAGAACTGCTGGGCATGAAGATTGAAGATCGGACAGAACCATGGGAAGGCGCTTGTGGTGTATTCCATCCTATGTTGTCTGAGGCTCTGGTGAAGTTTCAATCAGAAACCATGATGGCCACATTCCCAGCGGCGGGTCCTGTGAAGACCCAGATCATTGGTAAGGAGACACCAGCAAAGAAAGAATCTGCTCAACGGGTAGCGGATGATATGAATTACCAGTTGACAGACGTGATGAAAGAATACAGGCCAGAGCATGAGCGCATGTTGTGGGGCTTGGGTCTGTCTGGCAATGCGTTTAAAAAGGTGTACTTTGATCCTGGTCTGGATCGTCAGGTATCGTTCTTTGTTCCTGCGGAAGATATTGTTGTTCCTTATGGTGCGAGTAACTTAGAGTCTTCTCCACGTATTACCCATGTGATGCGCAAGACTGAGAATGAGCTGCGTAAATTGCAAGTGGCTGGGTTTTATCGAGACATCGATCTGGGTACGCCAGATAACGTGCTTGATGAGGTTGAGAAGAAGATTGCTGAGAAGATGGGCTTTCGGGCTACGTCGGATGACCGCTTTAAGCTGTTGGAGATGAACGTTGATCTTGACCTTGAGGGCTATGAGCACAAGGACAAGAACGGTGAACCAACAGGAATTGCGTTGCCGTATGTGGTCACCATTGAAAAAGGCTCGAGCAATATTTTGGCAATTCGCCGTAACTGGGAGCCTGATGATGAGACGTACGCAAAACGTCAGCACTTTGTCCATTATGGATATGTTCCCGGGTTTGGCTTCTATTGTTTTGGCCTTATCCACCTCATTGGGGCTTTTGCTAAGTCAGGCACTTCTCTTATTCGTCAGCTTGTCGATGCTGGTACTTTAAGCAACCTGCCCGGTGGATTTAAAACTCGCGGCATGCGGGTCAAGGGAGACGATACACCGATTGCTCCCGGCGAATGGCGTGATGCAGATGTGGCCAGCGGTACGTTGAAAGACAACTTGCTGCCCTTGCCATACAAGGAGCCATCACAAGTTTTGGCCGGCTTGATGGACAAGATTGTGGAAGAAGGCCGCAGATTTGCTAACACAGCAGACCTGACCCTGAGTGACATGAGTGCGCAAGCGCCCGTTGGTACTACGCTGGCTATTCTTGAGCGCACATTGAAGAACATGTCAGCCATTCAGGCGCGTGTTCATTATTCAATGAAGCAAGAGCTGGGGCTCTTGAAGAACATCATTGCCGAGTACACGCCAGAGGACTACGACTACCAGCCCACAGAAGGTAGCCGTAAAGCCAAAAAGTCTGACTACGATGATGTGGATGTTATTCCTGTCAGCGATCCTAATGCGTCCACCATGGCGCAAAAGATTGTTCAGTATCAAGCTGTTATTCAGCTGGCCCAAGGGGCGCCACAGCTCTACAACTTACCACTGTTACACCGCCAGATGCTAGAAGTGTTGGGTGTTAAAGACGCCAGCAAGCTGGTGCCGATGGATGAAGATCAGAAGCCAACAGACCCAGTGACAGAGAACCAGAATGTTCTCAAGGGCAAGCCGGTCAAGGCGTTCATTTCTCAGGATCACAGGGCGCATATTGTTGTGCATATGGCTGCGATGCAAGACCCCAAGATTGTGGCGCTCTTGCAAAACAACCCACAGGCACCTGCAATGCAGGCGGCCATGATGTCTCACATCAACGAGCACTTAGGGTTTGAGTACCGCAAGCAGATGGAGCAGACGCTGGGTATGCCTTTGCCACCGCAGATGGACGAGTCCGGCGAAGAGGTTCAGATGTCTCCAGAAGTCGAGGCAAGACTATCCCCTCTGCTGGCGCAAGCTGCACAACAGTTACTCCAGCAAAACATGCAAGAAGCACAACAGGCTCAGCAACAGCAACAGGCGCAAGATCCGATTGTTCAAATGCAGATGAAAGAGCTCCAGCTCAAAGAGCAGGAGAACCAGCGCAAGGCTGCAAAAGATCAGGCCGACAACGCTATCAAAACAGCGCAGCAGCAGATCGAGCGTGAGCGCATTCAAGCGCAGACAGCTACTGAAGATAAGCGCATCAAGATGGATGCACTCAAAACAGCTGCGCAGATGGACGCTGAAAGACAGCGACACATGATGGATAAGGGTGTGGACGTTATGAAGCAGCTCTCTAATAAGAGCCATGAAGAGCAGCTACGTAATATGCAAGAGCGCATCCAAATGCGGCAACAAAACAAACCGACGAGAGGTGAATAATGAATGCATTTGAAGTCCTCATCCAGCAGGCGGATGAGAAGCTCGAACAACTCAAGGAGTACTTGGCCGAGGGACGGGTCGAGAACTTTGAGGAGTACAAGAAACTGTGTGGTGAGATTCGCGGTCTACTCATCATGCGGGGTTACACCCTAGACCTGAAACAACGATTGGAGACATCGGATGACTAGTTCCATCTTGTTAGCTACAGACGCTAACAACCCGCAAGTAGTTGGTTCTTACAACTTTACTGCAACCCCGGAGGAAAAGGGCAAGTTATTGCCAAAGCCGTCTGGGTATCGAATACTTTGTGCCATTCCCGAGGCAGAACAGGAATTCGAGGAAAGTTCAGTTGGCTTGATAAAAGCTGATGAGACTATGCGCAATGAAGAAACTTTGACTACGGTCTTGTTTGTTGTAGAACTTGGACCAGACTGCTACCAGGACAAGGCAAAATTTCCAACTGGCCCATGGTGTAAAAAAGGCGACTTTATTCTTGTCCGTCCTTATGCCGGCTCACGCTTGGTAATTCATGGCCGAGAATTTCGCATCATCAATGATGATATGGTTGAGGGGATAGTAGACGACCCGCGTGGAATCAAACGTAAATAAGGAGTACAAGATGCCTTCAGATAACAATGAGTACAAGTTTCCTGATGAGGAAGACGAAAATCAGGTTGAGATAGAGATTGAGATTGAGGATGATGCGCCACCGGAAGATCGAGGCCGCCAGCCACTACCAAAGACTCTTGTAGAAGAGCTGGAGCGCGACGAACTGGATCATTACGATGATGCAGTAAAGGTCAAGCTCAAGCAGATGCGTAAGGTCTGGCACGATGAGCGCCGGGAAAAAGAAACAGCCTTGCGTGAACAGCAAGAGGCGGTCACCTTTGCTCAAAAACTTTTGGATGAGAATAAGCGAATCAAGCATATTCTGAGCATTGGCGAGAAGGAATACGTCACCACCATTCAGAGTAACGCTGGTCTGGAGCTCGAGAATGCCAAAAAGGCATACAAAGAAGCTTTTGAATCTGGGGACTCTGATCGGGTGCTGGAGACTCAGCAGGCGTTGCAAGAGGCCAACTTAAAGGCTATGCGCGCGCAGAGTTTTCGTATGCCATCTTTACAAGAGCAAGAAAATAATGTACAAACCGACTTACAGCAGTACCAACCACAGGTACCGGCACCAGATCGTAAGGCTGAAGCGTGGCAAAAGCGCAACAACTGGTTTGGACG